GAGCCTTGGGCCGCCGCGACGTTCAGGGCGCGCTTGAGGGTCGCCGCTTGGCCGGTGAGGGCGAAGGAGCCCTGAGACGCCGCGAGGGCGCGGGTGCGGCTGAGAGTGGCCGCTTGGCCGGTTAGAGTGAAAGAGCCTTGAGCGGCGGTGAGGGTGTAGGCGGTTGTTCCGGCTTCATTGAACGCGGCGCCCAACGCCACGTCTTGCAATACGCCCGTCTCATTGAGGCCGAACCCGCCAAGCGAACCGGCGACAACGAATTGACGGGCCATGTTCCCGGCCCCCCTAAGTCAGCGGCGAGATTTTGTAGTCGGCGTACAGCGTCTGCGAAGCCTTCGAGACCACGACAGTCGCGCGCACCAGGCCCACCATGTTGGGCGTGAAGCTGGCCGCCATCTTCTGTTTGACCGGGCTGGAGAGCCCCGTGGTTGTCCACGTCTCGGTCGAGGTGGAGATGTTCGCCCCGGCGTTCAGCAGGTCCGCCGCCGCCGTTGTCACGCGCGAGGCCAGGGGGTAGGAGGAGGAGCCGAGGTAGGAGACTTCCAGCGCCGCCTCGCTGTCCTTCAGCGTCGTGCCGTCGTTGACGATTTCCACGGTCGCCGTCTTGGCCCCGCCGGTCGCGGTGTTCCAGAGGCCGATGGGGAAGGACCGGAACGGAAACACCCGGCTGCAATTGGCCGTGGTGACGATCTTCCAGCTCACCGCCTGCACGCCGTCGGAGGCGCCCGCTGTGCGGATGATCGTGGTCTCGACGGTCAGAGTGCCGGAGTAGTCATAGATCTCGTTGCGGTAGCCCGTCGCGCCGCTATCGCAGTTGATGACTTCGACGCGGTTACCGGGAACGGCGGGTGTGGCCGCTACCGTCACTGATGCGCCAAGCTTGCAATTGATCAGCTGAGTGAAGTTCTTCCCGCCATTGGCCCCCATGATCGTCTTGCCGGAACCGAGGGCCGATAGGTCAACGCCATCGAAAATGATGGTCGAAATGCCTTCGGAGGAGTCGCCTGCAAAGAGCGTCGTGGGGAGGGTGCCGGAAACAATCGCGTTAGGCGTATTACGCCAAATGAATTGACCGCCGACCATCCGCAGATAAGAGCCCGCCGCCCCAAACTCGACCGTGGTGTTGTCGAAGATGATAACCTCGGCGGACGCGGCGCCGGTAGACCCGATAGGCCACGCGTTCGCGGTCGAGTTCGTATTGCGGAATTTGCAGTTGACGAACTGAAGGTCGCTGGGTGCGTTGCCTCCGAGAATAAGCTGACTGTTGGCCGTGACGGTGAAGGTGATGCCGTAAACGTAGGCCGCACCGCTAATTGAGGCCGCGCCCGCAGACGCCGTACACACCCCCGTCGTCGCTAGATCGGCGCTGACCGGCGGCACTGAACCGGAGTGGTTGACGCAAAGGATGCGGACTGGAGACGCCGCCGTACCTTGAAATACCAGAGAAAGATCAGAGCCGGTTTCCGCGTGGTCGTCGGAGACATAGACGGTGTCGCCTGCCGGAGCCCAGCCCTTCCCAGCAAACAGACGCAGCCGCGCACCCGCCGCCGCCCAGCCATAGGTCGAGTTGCCGGTGATCTCGGTGAACACCGCCGTCCCGGCGTTGGTTGTCCCGCCCTTCGTCAGCGTCCAGGTCGGCTCACTCCCTCCGGACGTGCCCGCCGTCGTGCACCGAAACGCGCGCTCACTGTTGACCGCAGGCGTCGACAGTTGCCGCACGATGTCCCCGACGCTGTAGGCGTGCGAGGTCTGAAACTGCGCGATGGCGGCATACTGGACGGAGCCGCAGTACCAATCGGCCATCAGACGTCACCTTCCGGCGGATCGGGCGGGCGGTTCAGGTGATCGATCCACCCGGCGGCCACTTCGTCCAGATGCGCCTGGTGATCTTCGTCAGGCTCGGCCAGATACCGGCTCTCGCGCGCCTGCCCGTCGCTCGCCGTCATGCTTTCCACGACCCAGCGACGACCATCCTCTTGGGGGTGATTGGGGGTGAAGGAGGAGGATGCGAGCGTGATCACCGGCCTAAGCGATCTGCAACACGCCGTTGGTCGCGTCGAAGTCCACCGTGAAGGTCTCCGAAGCCGCCAGGGTGATAGACGAGCCGTAGTCCCACCAGCCGATGAGTTCATCGCTCGTGGCCGTATCGTTGTAGAGGACGGCATAGCGGAACGGCCCCATGCTTCCCGAGGCGGTGAAGGTCACGTCCGCCAGGACCAGCTTGTAGGTCCCCGACGTTTGCGCGGATGACGAAATCGTCGCCGCCGTGCCGCCCGTGGTGTAGCCGTTGCCGTTGGCGATCTGAGTGATGTCAGCCAGCACGGTATTGGCGGCGGCGGGCGCCGAATTGGTCAGCACCACCTTGAGCGTGTCAGCGCCGAGGTTGTGCGTCTTCTCGGCCAGGGCCTCGACGAAGCTGTTGAATTTCGAGAATGAGGCCATGGACGGCTCCTACTCCGCCGCGATCGACATGGCGGCCTCACAGGCCAACCAGTCGCCAATACGGCCAGTGAAGGCGGGATCACCGCCGGTGTGAGTGAGGGTCAGATCAGGATCGAGCCAGACCTTGCCGCCTGCCTTGCGGAAGAGATCGCAGAAGGCGTTGTCCTCACCGAAGAGGCGGCCATCGCGGAAAGCGGCGTCGAAAAAGGCGTAGAATAGATCATCCCCGTGGCGGTATTTGCGGTCGGGGAAGGCTTCGATGATCCGATCCAGGGCTGATCGCGCGATGACCATGAAGCCGCCCGGCAGGCCTTCGACTTCGATGAGACCCCCTGCCCGCTCCTTGCTGGCGAGCCAGGTCACCGGGTAGCTCTCGGGATGGCGTTTGTAGGGATAGGCCCCGCCGACCAGATCAACCGTGTGGTGCAGCAGCCGGACCAGGGCGCCCGCCTCCCAGGAGACGTCGGCATCGATCATCGCCAGCTTGTCGAAGCCGGAAGCGAGGAAGCCCCTGGCCAGATCATTGCGGGCGTGGGTGATCAGACTGCAGCCGGTGACGAAGCCGACGCCGCATTCGTGGCCTAGCTCTTCCAGGATGGCCGTCTCGGCAAGGAGGGACTGCACCGTGGCGACGCCGACCTTGCCGTCGTAGGCCGGAACGCCGATGAATATCCGCATCAGAAGTATTCCGCCTGCGTCACGGTTCGGGTCACGCCCGGGCGAGTAAACAGGCGCAGGTTCGCCATGGCCTCGCGGTGGCGCATCTCAGGGGTGGGGATCAGAGACGCCCGCGCCGGCCAGATGGTGCAGAGCCGCACCGAGAGCCAGGCGGCGAAGTCGGCGGCATAGTTGGCGCTTAGCGGGAAGTCTGAATCCGCGGTGAGGCCGACGATGTTGACCCAGGCGTTGGTGTCGGCCCGGTAGAGGTAGAGGGCCGTGGACGAGAGGCCGACGATTTCGATGCGCGAGCCGTCTAGCGGAGCCCGGTATGTCGCCTCGTCGTCGTCGGCGGAAGCTGAGGTCCCCTCGCCTGTCGCCACGGTGATCGCGTTGGGAAGGGTGATCGACACCGTGTAGCCGCTTTGGACCCGCGCTCGCTCGTCCTCGCCGGGCGTATAGTCGGCGGTGACATCGACGTTGCGCAGCGGCCCCCGACCTTCGCTGATCCGGCGGATTTGCTGGCCAACGAAGGTGACGGCGCGCGCGATCTCATCCACCGTGAGGTCGTCACCGGGGGCGAGGCCCTCGAAAGCCTCCACGGCCTGGATGATGACATCGCGGCAGGTCGTCATGGTCAGGTGGCCTCGACTTCGCCGTCAGCGATGCGGCGGGCCACTTCGGCTTCGATGATCTCTCCCGCGGCGTCGCCGTTCTTCACCGTTCCGCCACTGATGCGGCGGGCCAGGGCAGCGCGTTCCTGCCAGTGCAGATCCCGCCAGTTCTCGGGGATGTCCACGTCGGCCGGATTGATCGGCGGGTGATCGCCACCATGGGCGGCGCCATCGACCACGAACTCCGGGTGGCCGCGCAGCTTCGTCGCGGCGATGTGGTTGTCCGGGACCTCGACGGCCTTCCCGGCCTCGAAGGTGAGGCCGAAGACGGACGTGCCGCGAAGGCGGTCCTCGTGGTCCTTCGGCTCATAGGTGATCTGAACCATGGTGGTCCTTGTTTCGCTGTTGAAGGAAGGGGCGGACCAGCCGCAACCGGCCCGCGCCCAGCTAGTCGATGGTGTAGTAGACGATGACCCAGAGCACGCCCGTGCCGCCCGCGTTGGCGGCGGTGTTGACGATGCCTTGGACGATGGTTTCGGCGTCGAAGGTGATCGGGCCGCTCTTCAGCGTGCCGTTCAGGGGGTAGTAGATCGACGCCTCGGGGCGGATGAAGTTCACCGCGTCCCCGTCCAGGGTGCCGAAGTTGCCGAACCCGTCCGGGTCCGCCGTGGCGCCGACGCCGGTTCCGCCGTTGGCGGGCCAGCCGATGTCGATGTCCAGAGCTTCGGTGCCGGTGTCGATGTCTTCACCGCGGAACTCGCCGCCGATGACGGTCGCGCCCGCCGGGATGCGGCAGAACTGGATGATGTCATTGGCGGTCGGGTTGGCGGCCAGGGTGTACGAGCCCCAGGCGCATTGAACGACGCCCGCGCCAGCGAAGCGACGGACGGGAACGCCGGTCAGAGCCCGGGCAGCTTTCAGAGTAGCCATGTGAGAGTTTCCTTATGCCCGCGCGAGCGTCAGGGCTGTGGAGTTGGTGAGCACCGACATCGCGGCGCCGACGGCAGAAGCCGGGTCGAGCGCCGTGGCGTCGTAGTAGGTGGTGGTGGTCGCGACATTGCCGCCCGTGCCGCCCTGGAGGGCGTCGGTCCCGGCGGTGAAGCCGGAGGCGTGGGCGTGGACGGTGACGTAGCCGAGGCCGACATCCGCGAGATCAGACTGATACGAGCACTCCAAAAATGGTCGCAACAGAAAATTGCCGACAAGTTCGGGGTGAACCAAACCTTAATCAGCAGCATCCTTCGCGGCCAAAATTGGAGCCACGTATCCTAACTAGTTGATCTTAATCAACTATCTGCGGCAGCGGCGAAGAAGGCCGTGACCATGCCGTTCTGCTTGCCGTTGTAGGCGATCTTCTTGACGCCGATCAGCTCCTCGATGGCCACGCCGGGGCGGAAGCCATAGTCCTTGTCGAGGTCGGTGCGCGGGGTCGGTTCCTGACCCCAGGCGATGCCGACAGAGCCGCCGCCGCAGAGGAAGACCGGGCGGACATCGGCGGAGGAGTTGCCGATGGCGTCCAGGCTGTAGGTCCCGTTGGCCATGATGTCGTCGATCTCCGGCACCTCGCGGTGGATGATGCCGTTCAGCACCAGGTCACCGTCTTGGAACAGGGGATTGTTCTTCATCGCGGCGCCTTCACGGGCGCGGGCTTCGCGGTTGGCCTGCGTCATCGTGGAATCGGCGGACAGATCGCGGAAGGTGCGCGCGCCGTGGAAGGCGACGTAGTATTCGCGGCCCTCGCCGTCATCGACCTGATAGGGCCGGATGTGCGGGTCGGCCGCCTTGGCGATGCGCTTGGCCAGGCCCATCGAAGCCACGGTGCACTTGTCGTCCGTGGTGTCGATGTTGCCCACCGCCGTCGCCCATGTCGCCGAGTAGTTGGACTTCAGCTTGCCGAAGAGCAGGCGGTCGGAGTTGGCCGCGTTGTAGGCGTTGCGGTTGGTGGAGTTGGAGTCGCCGATGTTGACCGTGGTATCGCCGGTCGTGACCAGCGCGGCCAGGGCCTTGATGATGTCATCACGCAGCTTCTCGGTTTCCCAGACCCGGAGAGCTTGGCGGCCGGCGTTCAGGAGGTTGATCTCCGTGCGGAAGCTGGTGGACTTCGGCACCACGACGGCGTTGCGCCGCCAATCCACCGAGATCGCGCAGTTGTAGTTGGTGAGCTCTTCTTCGGCGCCCGTGAGGGTCTGCGAACCGGTCACGCCGTCGCTGGTCAGGCGGCCGATGAAGGGGATGTTGACGACCTTGCCGGCCTGATCCTGAAGCTCGTAGCGGGTCAGGATGATGCCGCCGTTGTTGAGATCGGCGTTGGTCATGTAGGGCATGAACCGGCTGGACCGGACATACTCGGCAAAGAACTTGTTGATCCAGACCTGTTTTTCGGAGGCGCTGGCGAGGACGACTTCAGCCATGGTGGCTAGCCTTTCGAGAACAGCCCTCCGAACGCCTCACCAGGTCCCTGCGCGACATGCCGTGCCCCCGCTGCGGAGGTGGCTGATGCGATGGACGGTGGAGGCGCGACGAAGGGCGCGTTTTGGGGAGCCGGAGCGGCCATGATGGCCGGAGCCGGTGATGGGGTCGGGGCCGGCGCTTCGCCGTTGGCGAGGGCCAGCAGTTTCGTCACCAGGGCCGGGTCGGCGGAGAGCCTTTCGAGGGCTTCGGCGCGGCGGTGCTGTTCGACGAGAAACTTGAAGGGGTGATCAGAGGACCGGAAACCCTCTTGAAGGCCGGGAGTGGTGAGATGGGCCGTTTCCGCCCAGGTCATCGCCTTTTGAACCGCTTCCTCGCCGATCGTGGGATCAGCGAGCGCCATGTTCTGAGACAGGGCTAGGAACCGCTCGACACCCTCGTTGACGCCCGCCAGCCGCGCTTCCTCGACGGCCCGCTGGGAATGCTCGACGTAGCCCTCGAAATCTTCGAAGGGGTCGGGCGCGGGGGCCGCCTGTTGCTTGGCGAGTTGGGCCTTGAGGGCCTGAATTTCCCGGTTCTTCGCCTGGACGGCAGCGCTGGGGACGTATCCCTTGGGCGGAGCGTTCGGGGCGGCTTCCGGTTCGGGCTGCGGCGCCGGCGTCTCGGCCACGGGGGCCGCGATCACAGGTTCCGGGGCCGGAACGGGCTGGGCTTCAGGCGCCGCGGCCTCGGGCTGAACCGCTTCCTTCGGGGCGAACCTGCCGCTTTCGTCACGAACCGGGCCAGAGGGCGCCGGAGTGGCTTCAGCGGTTTGTTCGACTTCAGGAGCGGCCACCGGATCGGCGGACACGGCTTCAGGTTCGGGCGAGAAAATCCCGTCGAGAGGGTTGGACATTAATCACCTTGAGGCCGCTATCGCGGGCCTGATGCGTCTCAGCGCTGTGCTGACGCCCGTTTCCGCCGGGCGGCGCGGTGCTTCGATGATTACGGGTTGAAGCTTCCCGATGGGTCGTTGACCCCGCCGTTAAGCCCGGCGTCGGCTTGGCCCGCTTCCACACCCGCCTTGTGGGCGTCGAGCATGGTGGTGGCCGTGGTTGAGTGGGCCTTCGCTTCGTTCAGCGCGGCCTCGGATTGGGTCTTCTTGATCTTCGCCATGGCGTCGGCCTGGGCGAGTTGCACCTGTTGAGCCTGCATCTGTTGCTGTTGTTGCCCGCTTTCCTCGCGGCGCTTCTTCAGCTTGTCCAAGACCTGGCGCTTGCGCTGGATCGAGGACATTTCGATCAGATCCTCAAAGCCGATCTGTTGCAGCCAGGCTGGGTTGGAGGAGGCGAGCCGGACGAGCTCGTTAAACTGCTCCTGCGCCAGCGTCCCGGTGTCGGGCGCGGTCTCCAGGATGATGTCCACGTCCATTTCGGCGACGGCGTTCTTGTAGCCGAGCACAGACGGCTGAAGCATCGGCTCGCCGGTCTCGGGATGGGCGCCAATGGTCGGCGGCCCCATCACCGGCTCGTTCAGGGCGACGAACCTGGGGGCCTCGGTCTCATCGGTGATGCGGATGTACTGAGGGGCGCGCCAGAACTGCTTGGCCCTCGCCCACGCCTGGCGATAGACCCGCAATTCCCAATCTTCGAGACCGCCGTAGAGCAGCGCCAGTTCGACCAGCCCGGCCTGTTGACGGGCAAGCACGGCGCGCCCGGAAGCATCGTCATTGGTCCGGCCAAGAACGGCGGGGTTCGGCCCCATGCGCTCCATCTCACCCTTGGCTTCGGCCAGGAGCTGGATTTGACCAGTCGCCATGTCGGAGGTGGAGACCTTGCGCCATCCATAGGGGATGACGCCGTCCGGGCGCGCCGCTTCAGCCCGAGCCACATCGGCACTGACTTCAACGGCGGACGGATCAATGGCCTCGATCTGTGAGACGCTGATCAGGTGGAGGAGCTTCGACCGGCGCTTGTTGATCTCATCTTGCGGCCCGCGCATGTCGCGGACGACGCCGTAGCGGGCATTGTCACGCTTCACATAGGCGCTTTGGCCCTCGATCGGGCAGTCCGGGCGGCCCTTGGCGTCCTGGTAGGGCGACGGGCCGTAGGAGAGCAGGGATTCGGAGAAGAACACGCACTTCTGCCAGGTCCCGCCTTCGCGGTGATACATCTCCACGACCATGAGGCGGCGGGCCTTGCGGTCCATCCAGGCGCGCGGTGCGCTCGCCGGCCGATCGTCATTGCCCGAGAGCGCGAAACCGGAGCCGCCGTTGTCAACAGCCGCGTTGATCTCGGAACGCCTGTCCGGGAACATCTCGGCCACGTCGTCGGCATACATCCACTTGGCGATGCCCAGATACCGGGCGTCCTTGAAGTCGCGGCGCCGGGAGCGGGGATCGTAGAAGAACTCCTCCCATCGGATCTGAGTGATGACGACTTGGTTGTCCCCATCCACCTCGATCAGCGCCGCCCCGGAGCCGGGAACCAGCATATCGGTGAAGCAGTCCTGCTTGATGCGGTGGAAGCGGTTCTGGTCGGCGATGTATTGCAGCACGTCGGTCGCCACCTCGGCGGCGCTGTCATCCTTCGGCGTGCGCGGATAAGCGCGAGGCTCCGACTTGCCGCGCTCCGAAACACCGATGATCCCGTTCACGGCGGGCTTGACGCGGTTGATGACGATGTCCGGCTGTTTGCGGGCGCGAAGGGCGTTCTTTTCCGCCTCGGTCCACTGGTCGGTGTCGTAATAGTCCTGGTCGATCAGGGCTTCCGTGCGAGCATCGGACGTGAGGTCGCGGGCCTCTTCGAACATGCGCTTCAGGCGGGCCAGGTCGGGCGGCGGCGGGCCTTCGGGGATCAGGGCGGGGACTTGGGCTTGACCGAGGCCAAGCTCGTTTTCGGAGGCCTGGATCATCTAGCCTCCTCTCCGTTCCATCTCAGCCGTCAACTCAGCGAGCCGGGCGGTGTTGCTCTCGCGCTTCGCCTTCTCGACCGCGTTGGCGAGATGGGCGTCGTGCATTTCGGCCGGCGCCAGTTTCGGGCGGGCAATCGGGGCGGTTCGAACCACCTTGGGCGGCGTCGAGGCGTTGCGAGCCCTGGAGACGGCGGCGAAGGTGATGTGCATCACGCCACTCTCCAGCCATCGGCCTGTTTGTTGCTGCGACCCCAGAGGTCGACGGGGTTATTCGGCTTCACCGCCTGAATGGCGGGCATCGGACGGGACATGCAGGCATATCTGGCAGCGTCGGCGATATGGTCTTCAGCCGTCGTGTCCAGGTCTTCCGGGCGGTCCGGATCGTGCTGAAGCGTCGGCACGGTGCGAAGGAAGTCCCGGCAGGTGTCGAACACGTAGAGCATCGGGCGTCCTACCGACTCGCCCTGAGCGTTGATCGGGTTGATCCGCTGGCGCATCTGGTCCCATCCGCCCATAGCGCCGGACTTGGCAACGCGAGCATTGTCCGCCGGTCTCCAGTTGACACCGGCCCGGCGCATCCGCTCACCATGCGAAGGTCCGCCGTCCTCTTTGAATATCGAGGGATCGGCGACGCCATAGACGACCTTCTCGCCCGCCTCCTTCGCCTTGATCCCCTCGGCAACAGCGTCGGCCGTGAGCCTTAGCCCTTCGTTCGGCTTACCGTTCGATCCGTACCATTCGCGGTAATGGATCAAGGCGCCGCGCGGGATGATACCTTCGGGGCGTTCCAGATCATCCGTCGCGACCGCCCACCACTGGACGGAGAACGGCGCCGCGAAGCCCCAGTCGAAGCTCCTAAACCGCATCCATTCGGCGGGAATCTGAAACGGCCTGACTACATTGCGTGACGACCATCCGTCGAAGAACGCGCCCTCGACAATATCCCAGTCGCCTTCAAGCCAGGCCCGGACCAGTTCCCTGGAGCCGGACTGTTGGAGCTTGGCGACATAGAGCGGGTCAGACCGCATCAGGAGCGCGTTGTCAGTCAGCCTCGCCGGGATGAATACCCGCTCCAGCGTCTGTGTCGCGCCGTCGAAGGGGCTGACGAACTCCTCGGCTATGATTTTCCACGGGCCGGGATTGATGTAGCGGTGCTTGACCCACAAATGCCCTGGCCCACCAGGATTGCACGTCGCCCGGAAGCCGCACGGCACATCGTTGGCGCTTCTCAACGTGGCCTTTAGCTTGTTAACCGTGTCGGCCTTCGGAAACTGCGTCAGCTCCTCGACGTACACTCGCGTAAAGGACTGGCCCTGGTAGTTGTCCGCGTCATTGTCGCGGTCGAGGTAGCGGAACCAGATCACCGCGCCGGACGGAAACCGGAACGTCGATTTCTGCTCGTTGAACTTCGCGCCGGCCGCCCCGAAGATCGCCTTGGCGCGCTCCAGCGTCGTGGCGAGGTCGGCCTGCTTACGGCGAACGAAGAGTCCCGCCGCGTGCTTTCCGAACTCGGCTTGATGGAGAACCCAGTCGCCCATTGCCGCGTCAGTCTTGCCGCCCCCGCGTGCGCCGCCGTACACCACCTCAAAGACGGGGCAGTTAACGAAAGCCGTCTGCGGACCCGCCTGCGGCTCCCATCCGATTACTGGACTGTCGGTTGATCCGCTTCGGGCGAGTAGAGCTTGCGCCATTCGTCCGCCGTTCCTGGTTTCGATCCGAAGACGACCACCTTGGCCGACTGATCGACCTTCGACTGATCGACCACCAAGCCATGGAGCTTGGCGATATCCATGTGCGCCGCGCGCGAAACCGAGAGCCCCGCCGAGTCCGACAACTCCTCGCCTTTCTTGGCGATCCGCTGGAGGTTTTCGGTCACGCTGGCGAGGCTCACCTCAACGCGGGCGGCGACGCGCTCCTTGATCTCAGTGACCCGCGCAACAATGCTTTCTTTTGCATTCAGCCGTGAAGCATTGCCGCGATTGGCGGCGAACCCGGCGAGTTGATAGGCTTCGTCTGCCGTCGCCCCCTTGGCGATCTCTTGGGCGAAGCGTTCGTGCTTGGCGTTTGAGAGGACCGGCACCTGACTATGCCCGCTCCCGATACGGATAAGTCTTTGCCTCATCGGCGCTCGGGACATCGCCAGGATTGAAGCCACTGACGATGTATCTCTCAATCGCGGCGGCGCATTCGATGCGGTCCAGAACGGGGAGGTCACTGGGGGCGCTATCGAAAGCGCGAAACCGGACTTCGGCGATCTGCTCGTCCGTCAACATGATGGTGCTCATCCCAGCCCCTTGATCGATGCGTCCAGCCTGTTGCACTCGATGGTGAGCATCGGGACCAGGAGGGCGGCTCTTGCGTTGAGGTGTGCCGCTATCATCCCCTCCGGTCTTTCGGGGGCGTCTGGCTGGTGGCCGACTATGGCGGCCAACTGGCTGTTGGAGGCGTGGAGGCGTTGGATCAGATCCTCCAGGGCCGCCAATGAACCGGCCACGGTCTGACCTGGCGCTTCATCGCTCATCTGGCCACCGGGAAAAAGGTTCGCGCCTCGTTCAAACCGAGAATGCCGCGCGGTCTTGCCGGGGCCTTGGAGTGAGCGGTTGATCGGGCGCGAATTGGAGAGGGTTTGTTCTGCTCACGCGATCGGCTGAAGCACGGACTTGCCAGGCAGAACCTTTTCGCGGGTCTCGCGGCAGGCGGTGCACGCGTCTTCGATCGCTAGATCGAGTGCGTCGAGCATTTGAGCGAAGGTGGGGGGTGCCTCCCGATCTCCGGGCGCGGCAATAGATGTTCCTGATTGTTCCACTGATTTTATTTCTTT